TAGTAGTGGTTCTATAGATGTATCTAAAGCGTGGCCTGATGGTTACGACGAGGTTAGGGCTTTAGCGGCACACAACAACACGCTAGTTATATTTGGTAAGCACAGCATCCTTGTTTACGGCGGTGCAGCAAGTCCAGCTAGTATGGCTCTTGTAGACACAGTGTCTGGTGTTGGGTGCATCTGTAGAAACTCTATTCAGAACATTGGTACAGACATTCTGTTTATGTCTAACTCTGGTTTGCGAAGTTTAGGCAGGACTATACAAGAAAAGTCACTGCCTATATCTGACTTGAGCTTAAACGTAAAAACAGAAATCATTGAGGTAATACAAAACCGTTCTTTACCTACGGCCTCTGCGTACAGTCCAGAGCAGTCTTTCTATTTAATTTGTTTTCCAGATCAGTCTACAATTTATTGTTTTGACTTAAAAGGTAAACTAGAAAACGGATCGTACAGGGTAACCAGATGGACTTCTGTACCGCATAGATCATTTATGCGACACACGGACGGTACGTTGTACATAGGAACAACAGACGGCGTAGGAACTTATTCTGGTTACTTAGACAACACATCTGTTTACCAGTTTAGATACTTTAGTCCTGCGTTGACGTTTGGAGATTCAAGTAAAACTAAGTTTCTAAAGAAGATCAGACCAACCTTGATTGGTGCAAACGAAGAAACAATCTTTGTTAAGTGGGCTTACGACTTTAAAACAAACTACAAGAACTACGAGATTAACGTAGGTAACCAAGTGCCAGCGTACTACGGTGTATCAGAATACACAGTAGGTACATTTACTGGTGGTACTTTAACTACTAAACCTACGGTAAATGCGTCTGGTAGTGGTAGTGTTGTTACGATTGGGTTAGAGGCTAACATAGACGGCGCTCAACTTTCAATTCAGGAGATTAACGTACTAGCATTAATAGGTAAAACAATATGAGCAACTATACTAAGACAACGAACTTTACTGCTAAGGATACGTTGCCTGCTGGCGATACTAACAAGATTATCCGTGGTAGCGAGTTTGATACGGAGTTTGATGCTATTGCTGTGGCATCAGCCACTAAAGCAAACGTAGCGTCACCGACGTTTACAGGGACTGTGACAATACCCGCTTTGAACTTTACGGGAACTCTGTCTACAGGTACGATTGATGGAGGTACTTACTAATGACTACTACTCTAGAGGATATGGTATTAGACCCCACTAATAATCTGTATACTACAGGTACGGTTGGTGATAATTCGTGGGGCGACATATTAGGTGGTGCCTTTAAAGGTATTGTTAGCAACCTCGGTACTGTGGCTAGTACTGGTGCTGGCTTAGGGGCTGTTACCAGTGCGTACAACAGATTAGGCTCTATAGGTGAACAAGCTCTAACTGGTTCAGGAGAAATCGCTTCTGCTGGTTTAGGACAATCCGCTTTTAAACCATTTACAGTAAGCACTGGAATGGGTGATGTTATCTCTGTAGGAGAAGGAGGCACTACGTCTATTTCACCAGGAACCGATATTGGGTCGCGGCTTCTTGATGTAGCCAGCCAACGGTTTTCTGGTGGGCCTTACGGAAGTGACATACTAGGTGAAGGGGGCAGGGCCGCTATAGCCGCTGGTCAAGCTGGTTTAGGAGCTACGCCGTTTGGCCTCGCTGGTCAACAACAGGCAGCGCAACAGGCGTTTGGTCTTGGTGGTCAGTTCATGGGTCAAACTGGTATGCCTATGGGTGCTAGAGAACAAGATGTGTACAACCGTATTAGGGCTACACAGCTTGGTGAAGAAGAAAGGCAACGCCTTGCACTAGAAGAGCGGTTGTTTAGTCAAGGCCGTGGTGGTGTACAAACCGCTATGTACGGAGGTACTCCAGAGCAGCTTACGTTGGCTAAAGCACAAGAGTCTGCACAGAACCAAGCAGCACTGGCGGCTATCCAACAGGCACAGCTAGAACAACGACAAGCGGCTGACATCGGTGCTACTTACGGACAACTAGGCTCTAACATTGCTACTCAACGGCAGGCTCTGGAAGCTGCACAACAACTGTCAGCACTACAAGCGCTACAGACAGGTGAAGGTTTGATAACAAGTCGAATGGGTCTGCAAGAAGCTCAACAACGTATGGGTCTAGGTGCATTGACAGGTGCGTATGTACCACAGGCACAAGCGTTGAACGCTCTACAACAAGGTTTGTTGGCTTCTCAGCTTGCACAACGTGGTCAGTTGTACGGCGCTGGATTGTTTGGTGAGGCGTCTATGGGCGGACTAAACGCTTTGTTAGGATCTGGTTTAGGCCAAGCTAACTTGATGGGTGCTTTGGGTACTGGTTTGTTATCAGGAGCTATTCAGGGTTCTGGTGGCGGTCAAGGCGGCATCTACGAAGTAATTGGTGACGTAGGTGGCGGTTTGCTGAGTGGTATACTTAATAAACTCGGACTCGGCGGGTAACGGAGAAAGAAAATGGCTAACAATCAACTATTGGCAGGTTTAATCAACCCCGCTTATCTCGGAGGTTTGCAGCAAGTAGGCCAAATGGCTGGTGCTGCTCCCGCTGTGTCTAAGCAGAGAGGTATGTTAACCGAACTATATGGCAACGTTTTTGACCCTAACGCCACACAAGCTCAATTTAGTTCTACGGCACAACAACTAGCAGCCGCAGGTCAAATTCCACAAGCAATGGAAGTTATGAGAATGGGTCAAAATGTCTCTGATCGTAGGCGACAACAAACGGAATTTATGACAGAGCAGCAAAAAGGCATTACAGAAGAATCTATGCTTAAACGTTTGCGTTTAAATGCTATGAACAAAGCTCAAAAACTTATGGATATGGAACAAGATCCTACTAAAAAAATGAAATTTCAGAATGAATTAAACGCCATGAGATCATCTAATGATCCTGAGTTTTTGCGTAATTATCTTATGGGGACTTCTGTAACAGCAGATTACAGAGTACTAGACACCATACAAATTAGAGATTCTAAAGGTAATCAATTTACTGAAACAACGAGAATCAATAATGCTGATCCTTCTGCAGAGCCTATTAAAAGTTATAGTTTAGTTGGTCAAACGTTTATTGACGAAAAAGGTAATAAAGTTTCTGCTACGGGTAACGAAAGTCCTATAGGAACTCCTACTATAATTAGCGGCACTACAGGCGCTGGTAGGTTTGACGAGCCTGGAATAAAGGCAGATATTAAAGGAGCTGAAACTTTTGCTGTGAACAGACAAGAAGCTATAGAGTCTCTTCCTTCTCTTGAGAAAGGAATTATGCTGGCTGAAAAAAGTTTAGAAACTCTATCTAGAATTCAAGACACTGGTGGTTTTAATACTGCTATTGTCAGAAGTATTAGAGAGTTTCTAGGCGAAGAGCCTGCTGATGAAGCAGCTTTTAATCTACTTGCTGGGCAACGAGTTCTCGAAAATTTAAATTCTTTTACTGGAGCTATTTCAGAAGGCGAAAGAAATTATTTAGTAAGTTTATTTGAAAGTTTAAAAAGAAGTAAAGGAGCTAACAGAGCTATCTTGTTAGAGATGCTTGATGTTGCAAAAAGAACTTACAGAGACGCTAAAATAAAAGCTATCAGCAAAAACGAGAAGGAGTATTTAACAAATAGAGTTGAATTTGGTTCTGAACTTGATCAGCCAGAAAGCCCTCAACCCGTAGAAATATCTTTCGGCGATCTTCCTAGAGGCTCATAAAATGGAAACCTACACTGTTGTTCTCCCAAACGGAGTAAAAATAAAAGACGTTCCTGTTGGAACATCGCAAGATGTTTTGAAGGATAGGGCTATTGCAGGAGGTTTTGCAACATTAGAGGATTTTAATCAGAAACCGCCTTCTGAGAACGCTATGAACATAGCTACTACTTCTGGTTTACCTACAAATCCTAGACAAAGAGGGTCTACTGTTGGGACAACAGGAGAAGCGTCTAGTTTTGATATGAAACAATATTTAACAGAAAACATGGGCCTTCCTCTAGGAGTGGCTGGTGGAATTTCAGGTGCTGTTGCAGGCGCTCCTCTAGGTCCAGTAGGTGCTTTTGTTGGTTCTGCTTTAGGAAGTGCGGTTGGAACTGGATCAGGATCATTAATATCTGATGAGCTTACAGGCAAAGACCTTGATTACGCTAAAGCCGTAGAAGACTCTGTTCTTTCTTTAGGCTTTGATGTAGCCACACTAACTATGGGTAAATACTTAAAACCTGCTTATATTTCTGCAAAAAAGAAATTAGGATTTAGCCCTAGAGAAACCGCGCAACAACTCGTAAAAGAGCTAAGTCCTGATGTTGGGAGTAGAGAATCTCTCAGGGCTAGTCAAGAAATTTTAGAGGATTATGGCGCAACTTTAACGCCCTCTCAAGTTGGTGCTACTGGCTTAGAGCTTTTAAAAGAGCAAATTTCTAGGGCAGGAATAGCTTCTGGTCAAGTGTTTGAAGAAAACGCTAAAAAAATTAATCAAGCAGCTTCCGATGCTTTGTCTGAAATAGTAAATAAATTAGCCGTTAATTCTTCTGGTTCTTCTTTTGAAATTGCAGAGCAAACCATGAATGTGATTGAAGCAGGAAAAAATGCTCTCAACACAAACTATGGAAATTCTTTGGACGAGCTAGTTAAAACTACAGGAAAAATATCAAACATACCTATGGGCAAACACATTTTTGCTGTAGAGTCTTTTGTTAAAGAAAACACAAAAGGAGGGGTTTTAGGTCTAGATCCCGCAACGCTCGGTTTTATTGAATCTAATTTAAAAAGTTTATTAGGTAATAATATGGCTAGGGCGACTAATTTAGAAGGAATTATCGAGATTGATAAGCAAATTACATCTCAAATTCGAACTCAATTTGGAACTCCTGGAACTCAAACTTTTAATCCAACTGCTGAAAGAGAATTAAGTATTCTAGCGGATAAACTAAAGGACGCTACTCAGCGAGCAATACAAAAAGTTGATCCGAAAGCTGCAAAGAAATACGCTAATTTAAAAGCTGCTTTTTCTGAAGGAAGGCAAGGAATTTTACCAAAGATAAACGATAGGTTTATTTCGAACGCTTCTAAAGGAGATTATAAAAGTTTAGGGAATTTAATTTCGGGGGCAGGAAACATTAATCAAGTTAATGCTTTCAAACAAAGTTTGAGAGAATCTTTTAAGCAGATGGAAAAGGCAGGAACTAATTCTTCTGACTTTATAGGTTTTCCAGAAGCAGAAGCACTGATTAAAAAGGGGTTTCTTGAAAAGAATTTTCCAGATATAGGTAAAGCTAGTTTTGATATTAATGATTATGCTAGAGAAGCTAAAAAACTTAACGACCCAACAATCGCTGCAAAATACAAATCTATACTAGGCAGTGATTTTCCTCGTGTTAAGCAAATAATTAACTTAATGGCTGAAGCCTCAACTTCTCCTAAAAGCAACGTTGGGGAATTGATGTTGCGAAGTAAGGAGTACTCGGCTCTTTCTGGTCTTGTTCAAATAGGTCAGCTAGGAGCCGCCGCTGTTGGTGGTGTGGCTAGTGCGCCTTTTATTCTTTTAGCGCCGATGTATTTATCTAAAGTTGCTACAAACCCTAAACACGTAAACAGGCTGTTAGCATTTAACAAAACTAAATTTAAAAATGAAGATGCTATGGAAATGGCTTTAAACGCTATTACTGCTGATGTTATTGATTCTATGACAGACGAAGAGCAGGCTCAGTTAAGGAATTATATAAGGGAGATTAATCAACAATGAACGACAAAGACCACACAGTAAGTTACACGTCTATTGACTATCACTCTATGTGTCAGAAGACAAAGGACCACATCAAGAAGATGCAGGCCGAAGGAATACCTACGTCCCATGACCCGAAAGACAAGCCAGAGGACGTAGGTAAACACGAGGGTTACTCCATACTGTTTATGTCATAACTCGCAGTTGTTCCCTGTACAGGCCAGTTGTTGTGATCCTTCGGTCATGTCGCTGGCCTCTTCTATATCCCACGATATTTCCGTAGGGAAGTCTTTAGCTATCTGGTTGTACGTCTTTTTATCAATAGGCTCGTACGGTGCTTGCTGGTACGTGTGATCCGAATACGGCAGGAAGCTGATACCAGATACCTTATCGAACTTGTTGTACAACCACTGTCCTACCTCCAGGAATTCATCGTCACGGTAGTAACAAGTCATCGACGGCTTGTGTTCACACCATTCGTCCTGATATATCTCCCACAGTTCTAGCTGTTCCATAGCACCCATCTCAGCGGCTGTCACAGCGCCGTCAGGAGACGCTATAGGGAAGCTGAATACTCGTGTACTAGCT